GATGGAGATAGTGTTCCAATACATGGAGAAGGAAGGAGCATGGGGAATACTAACCGGAGGCCAGAAGATGTGGAACAAACTGGCAGAGTTTGGTGGTGACCTTTACCAGAACATAGAGATACTTGGTAAGGTTGCGGTTATCATGGACAAACTTAACAACGATACTCAGAGGGCAGAACTAAACGATATTCTTGCGAAAGAGAATTCAAAAATACTTACTATTGAAGACATAGCAGTTCAGGAAGCGAACAGGATTTTGTTTGACTACAGCGAGGTTAGCCCTACTATCAGAGGATTGAGATCATCCTTTCTTGGAGCGCCATTTATAACGTTCCAAGTTAAGGTGTTGCCTGAGTTGGTCAAGGTTCTGAATGATCCAAGCAAGTACCATAGGTTCATCCCATACATGATGTTGATTGGTAGCGCACAGGCATTGTTCGGTTCCTTTCCATTCGTGGAGGATGATTGGGATAAGATGGAAGAGTTACTGCCTGAGTTTACAAAGGACAACACGATGTTGTTCCTGCCTTGGAAGGATTCAGAAGGTAGATGGCAGGCTGTTGATATCTCTTACTTCTTCCCTTGGTCTTGGTATACCCAGATGGCAACTAAACTTGGACAGGGGGATGTCTCAAAAGCACTGATTGAGGGTGGCGTCATAGGCCCCGGTTGGCAATTGATGACAGCCATCACAACCAACAAAGACCCTTGGAGTGGTTACGATATTGTCAACGAGAACGATCCATTATCTGACAGAGTGTTTGACAAGATCAGTTACATGAACTCAATGATGCTACCTCCTTGGTTAACTCGTAATGGTCTAGTGTCTGTTTCCTCATTAGGTGAGGCCATGTACAGGCTTGATCCTAAAGAGATAGAAGGAAAGTTGTTCGACTTTGCTTTGGGTAGAACTAACAGATATGGAGACACTAAGGTTAGTTTTGGAAAACTTCTTGGTTCTTCTATAGGCCTTAACCCTTACGCAATATCTCCTGATGCACGTTCAGCACAGAACAGGAGATACAATTCTGAGATAAGAGGATTTAAGGCAGACATAACTTCTACCAGAAAGAACAGAAGTCTCGCGCCAGATCAAAAGAAGCGAAAGGTCAACGAGTTGAAGAGAAGGATTGATGAAGCAAGGGAGGAGAAAGCGGAGTTTAACAGGAAGACATCTGGTATAGAGAGAACGCTATGAGATTGGTTTGCGTAGAATGGCAAGATATTCTTGCGTCAGCAGGGTGGGAAAAAGAAGATGAGATAGAGCCGCAAACCTTTTGGACTGTCGGATACCTCATCGTTAAAGACTCAAAGGTGTTGAAGATTGCCAACACCAAGGATGTGGAGGACAACTACTTTGGTATCACTGCCTTCCCCATCGGTTGCGTGGTGTCCATTACTGATATTCCCTCAACAGTTTCCGCTGAGTAACGGCAACTATCTCGTCGTAGTAACCCTCACCATCTAGTTGGTTTAACATAATCACTCCTCTCCACCACTGATGCTCAGTGTCTCTGCACCAGTTCTCAGAGTACTTGGGGTGACTATAGCATCCGGCACTAAGACCGAATATTTTCTGGCCGTCAGGCCTCGTCTGTTCAGCGTGGTTGTACAAATGGGTGTGACCCTGTACAGCACTACAGTGCAGTTTGGAAACCAGTGTGAAGCCAAGGTGGACACTACTGATGGGCCTTCCAGATATGCCAGAGGTAAAGTAGTGGCTGAAGGATATCCCTGCTAAAGTCAGCACTGACTTGAATGGCGTAACCTTCCACCCATTCTTCTCGTAATGTAAATCACTAATATCAATTGTGCCATGTAACTCAGGAGCAGAGTTAGTCGCCCTGTTGATTCTGTCTTCATGGTTTCCAAGACACATGTGCATCTTAGGTTTGTACTGCTTTTCTTTGTTCTTTCTCTTCTGGGCGTTGTACGCCCTCAACGGTTCCATAAGTTTCTCTTGGGCTTCAATACAACTATTTATATCTTTCTTATAGCGTTTGCCTTCAAAGCCTTTGGTTCCCTTGTCATATGAAGATAGTGATGGCATGTCAGCAAAGTCACCCAGACATACTATGTACTCTGGCTTGTGAGCCACAATGAACTTACCCAGATGGGTAAACCTTTCATTGTCATAGTCTGGGTTGGCATGTGCATCAGGAATTATAAGAAGGTTCATAGTAGTTTAGCAATCTCCAATACTTTGTTGTACTGCTCCCTGTTGTTACTGACCTTGGCCCATGAGACACAGTTAAAGTCGCTACATAGTTGAGGACGTTCTTCATAGATTCCACACTTGTTGTCTACTAAGTGGGAGCATCTAATCTTGATGCCAGTCTTTGTTGCTTCAATGTGTTCATGCTTCTCTACTATTGCATGTAACCACTGCATCTGCCTTGGGTCTTTCCAACTAGGATTGATTTCAATCTCGCAACATAAAGCGCACTTGGTACACAGGCTCTCAGTTATGTCGCTCTCTTGTAGAGGCCAAGGGTCATTAGCCATTAGGTGTATAGTTCATCTATAGGACGCAATTTATCTTGAGTTAATGTATACCCCGGCCCATGCCCCAAGTCGTTTATATTTTTATCAGATAGTAATTCATCTTTTAAGGCAAACCCCCTTATGATATAATCTGGAAACACTCCTGTTACCAACAGGTAAACATCAACCTCTTCCGATCTTGTGTTTAACTTGGCAACTAATTTTCCAGTTTTGTACTTTGTTGTTTTTACATCTATCTTTATCCCTCTATACTTAATATCCCAACCAGAGTCAGGCTCAAGTATCAGGCTTGGGTATACATTTAATACTTTGCTTGCGGCTATTTCCCCGCCAATGCCCTCAAGATCAGTTTGTTCTGATGATTGTTTTCCTATCTGTTGATCCGGTCTGCCATTTTTTCTAGCCAGTTCGTACCTTTGCTTTGCTAAAGTTTCACATACAACCTGTTCACCGAAGTTTAGAGATACGTTCATTGTGTTTCACAGTTCACAAGCACCTCCTGTGCAGGCAAACTCCTGACTGCTAGTGGTAACGTCCTCTTCCTCAAGGATCAAGTCCCAGTCAATCTCCTTTGGTATCTGCTTGGCTCTCTCTTTGTACTCTGCTTCATCACAGTCCTCATAGGGAGCAGACTCATACGAGTGAGCCTCGTCTGCGCTAGGCAAGAATGAAACACCAGATACGATGTCAAAGTTTTTCCAAACCCATGCTCCTACCTCCATCCACTCATGCTCCTTAACGTAGATAGTGACTGACGGTTTGTGTTCGCACCAGTGTACAGTGAATCTCTTCCATATCTCAAGATGATCTAAGGCTGACAGGTCATGTCTAGTGAGAGACTTCTTAGGAGACTTCTGAGGGAACTCAAATACCCAAGCCTCTGCGTTGTAAGGGTCAGTGTGGTATGGCACTTTACAGTCAATCAGGGCCTGTGATAGAGGGTCTTTCTTGTCGTTGCGAACCCTGCGAATCAAGTGTGAATTGTAACGAGGGTGTATCCCTGATGCACTGTCCACAAGTTGACTGACCGTACCTGATGGCTTGACACAAGTGATAGCGGTACTCTCTGGGATGCCAAGTTTCTTAGCCCACTTCTTGTTGACACTTACAGCATGTGCCTTGAGAGATTCCAGATCATCTGCACTGGCATTCATTAAAGCGGGACAGTCCATGATCCCTGTCAGGCTAACGCCAAGCAGTCTCTCCTCTTCAGTGTTACGCTTCCATGCGGGAGAAAGATACCTGAAGTCAGTGAGAGTAGCCTGTAAAGTGCCAATGATAGTGGCGATCTCTACCTTGTTCTTGATGTCAGCAAGTGTGTCGCTCTCTCTGCATACAGCCTCCGATAGATTGCAGAACTGCTTTGGTCTTAGAATAATCTCAGAGCATGGGTTACAACCGAAGTCATGCTCACTGTCTCTGCGCTCTGGAACCATATGTTTTGCGGCTTCACGATTGAAGATGCCACGCTCTCCACTACGACTCTCATACAGGGCAGTCCACTCACGCAGGAACACGCCCATGTCAGGCTTCTCCGTGTAGCACACGCTGTTATTAGCCAAGGCCCTCTGTGGATTCTCAGCCCACCACTGACCAGACTTGGCATGACGCATACGATCATCAGTCAGATTTGATAGCGATATAGTGGCTGACCTACGCACACCACCTACTACCACTGACTCACCGATAAAGCACACCAGATCGTGACACTCTATGGAGTTTAGTTTCCTTCCGGCAGAGCCTTTAAACACGGCAACAAAATGCTTAAACAACTTATCCAGTGGCTCTGGGCCTGATGCCCTGCCCCCGAATGTCTTGAGCCTAGCCCCCGCAGGCCTGATCTTGGACACATCCCATGTTGGAATCTGCCCTGCATATAACAGACTGACCAGTTCCTTTAAAGCCTTGGCCCATCCAATCTTGCTGTCCCTTACAACAATAACTGAATCGCTACTGTGAAACTCATCTGCTACCTGTGGCAGTGCATTGATGTACTGTCTCTCTACTGAAAAACCAACCCCTGTACCACACATGAGAATGTACATGCATTCATCAAATGCTCTTGGGCTATCAATGGGAAGATAGGAACAGTTGTATCCTGCGACTGCATCTCTTTCTAATGCTTTGCCACTGGTCATTAAACATCTCATGCTAGGCATTACATCCATGCTAACAATGGCATCACGAACAAGATCAAGATTGGTAGAGGTTCTGTTCTGGAAGAAGTTTATGTAACGCTCGACTGTCTCCTCCCAAGTTTCTCTACGCTTCTGATCATCAAGATACTTGGCATACCTAGACTTGTGTATAAACTTTTGATACTCGTTCATAATGTGACAGGCCCCTCTTCTACTTCGATTTCTAACTTGGATATCTCAGACATTGGGATGATCCACTTGCTGTTATCGGCAAGACCTATCTCATACACGGTGATGTCCTTGAAGGAACTCTGAGATGACATGTCTCCTGCAAGTACCTCCTGTTGCCTGCCTGATTTCTTGGCCCAACATATTGACTCTATATCTATGATCACTGGAAAGTTCTGTAGGATCACAGTCCTTGTTCCCTGTGACCGTTTGAAAAACTTTACTTCTCTGTAAAATGACATTCAAGTTCCTCGTAATCTTCTTTCAGATTCTTTTTAATTGCGTACTCTATATACTCTTCAAGAGAGACTCCCCAAAAACTTTTGAACACATTGCTCCAGTTTTTTGAGGAGTCTTTTCTCGACTTACGGTAGCAGTACCTAGCAAATGAATACTTCATATGCTCTGCTAGGTCATAGTTTAACGAACTTACATTAGAAGGGAATGTCCTCTCCCTTCTCAACTACGTCAGCGGTGTGCTTATCTCCTCCTGCACCTCCTAGCATCTGCATTGTATACCCATTAATCTCAGTCACGTACCTCTTGATCCCCTCTTTGTCATCATATGAGCGGTTAGAGATTCTTCCCTCGACATAGATTTGTGATCCCTTGTTTACGTACTGCTTGATCACATCAGCAGTCTTCCCAAAGAACACAACTCTGTGCCAGTCGGTTGTCTTGTTGTCTCCATACCCACTGTTGGTTGCCAGTGAGAAAGACGCCACTGTGTCTCCCGATTTAGTCTCGCGGAACTCTGGCTCTTTGCCAACGTGACCCACTAATATCGCTTTGTTTACGCTTGCCATCTAGCATCGTACCTCTTGGTTAGTTTCCATAATTGTAAGGCCGCTTCAAACATACTAAACAACCTCTCTCTTTCTTCCCATTGGTACTCTACTACATAACCGGGAGAAGAAACCGATACAAAAAGGTTGAGGAGTTTCCTACCTCCACCTATCCCATGATTGTAAGCCGCCAGTTGTACTCCATAAGAGTCGTATAAATCAGGCTTCTTACCTTCATCCAAAACTTCCTTGGTCTTGAAGTCAACAACCCACTCATCAGAGTGTACATCTATCTTACCTCCGTACCCCATTGGGTGAGCGAATGACTTCTCCACCTTCCAGTCCTGATCGCCACAAACTTCTCTCATCTTTGCGAGGGTTTGCGTGACCATGTGTATTTCGTTTGGATTTTCTGACCCACAACTGCCAGTTAGTAGTTGTTGCTCAATCAGGTTGTGCATGTACGTCCCTCTCTCAGAAGACTTTATCGAATGCTCCTTGGACAATGCAAACACACGCTTCTTGAACTCTTTCTCATCCTCATCCCAGTACTGTTTAGATTCTAACATCGACTCAAACAACTGGTCTTGAAAGTATCTGTTCAGACCGGGAGAGGCAACCACATCTTTCCAAACGGTAGACACAGAAGGAACCCAGCCATACTTACGAGCGTCACGCAAAGTCGTTTTACGAATTTTGGGAGCGCCACTTACCAGAGATTGGTTTTCAATCTCGTACCTTGGGGTTCCCTCCTTGTCATACCAGTGGCTCATTTCCACTTACTCCAGTATGATTCTTGCGTAAGGTTCATCTCCTTGGCAAGTTGTTCTACGGCACGTTGTGCATCAATGCAGTCCTTGGCATACGCAGAACCTATCTCCATGACATCCCTTGTCACCTCTGCCGATAGGTTGATGACTTTGATAATTAGTTCTCTTTGCTTCTCACTAACTGCAACTTTGCTTGCGGGTTTCTTGGTTACTTTCTTCTCAGTCATTCTTAAATTCCTCTGATTCATCTTGACCATAAACACCATACTTGTATGCGCCTGACAGTTTGAGTACAGCACGTGACAATGCTCTCTTCTCTGCCATCTCTACGACATACAAGGTTGTGACATTACCCTCTCTCCCCTTGCCAAACAAGGCAGAGGCAAAGGTTTCAATGGTTGTGTCACCCTTAGTTGCAACTGCCTTCACAACTGCAAAGTCTTTTTGAGGAGGTACGCTCATCAGTTCAAACGATACCTTGATGTTGTTGGCATACTGTATCTTTTCTATGCCTGTTCTCGTAATGATAGGTATCTTCTTGCCGCCTCTCTCAAGAGTAAATATATCCTCCTTAACTTCTAAGGCGTTCTCTTTAACCAAGTCATTAAGGAAGTCTCGTTTACTTGTCATGCTCTTCCTCCCACTGTTGCCATTGGGCTACGGTCTGCTCGTACTCCTCTTGCGCTTCCATCTCCTGAATTTCTTCTTCAGTCATGTCATCCATATTCAATATGCTCCATTCGTACATCAAGTTGGTTTGCTAGTTGCTTGACCCTTTCGATCAAGCCAGACATCTCCTCGACATCAAGTTCAGAAGTACCACGTACTCTGGTTCTAGGTGTGCCGTCGAGTCCTGTGTATTCTACACTACCAAGATACTCCTGACTGACGTACTCCTTGATCTCTTCTACGCTGTGTCCTGTGCTTTCTGCCAAGGCCCTGAGTATAGCATGGAATAGATTGTTCTGCTCCACGCTACGACTGTTCTTATGCTCCCTGATTACTACTTCTTGGTTCTTGCCGTCTAGGTCTATGTCCTGTATTGCTCTAGTGCATCTTTCTCTGATGTCTTGTGATCGAATCACGTACCTCTTCACCTGATATCTCCTTGAAGATTTCCTTCATACCCACGGTTGCTCCCTCTATAAACAATCCTCTTAGCATCTCTTTGTAGGGGGCAATATCTGTGTGTACGAAAAGTAACTTGGGATATATTTCATCCTCAAAAATATTGTCTATTCTGTCTAGTGTCTCCACCGCTTTTTCTTCTATCAATTTAGTTTATCCATGAAGGTTATGTTCTTGACCTCAATTCTGTATGAAACATTGTTGCTTACGTATATGTTGTGGTCTAACTCTTGAGAAATTATAGTCCTCATAATCTCATCGTCCGGCTCGCCATCATGTTCGATTTCTATAGCGACTAGGACATCTTTAGTATGCCATTCTCCATCGCTCTCCCTATCATCTGCAACGTCCATCTGTACTGTGTCTCCTTGTCGTGTTCCAGAGAGTGGCAGTC